GGACTTGGTCAGGTTCTTGGCCATGGCTTTCTGCCCGGCCTTGACCAGCTTGCGGCTGATGGCGTCTTCCAGGCCGACATAGCTGATGAACTTGCCGGTGATGGAGCGGTTACCCAGCAGCGAGAAGCCGCCGAGCACGGTGCGGGCGTAGTAGCTGACGCCGTAGCGGTTGAGCAGGTCGCCCTCGGTCGAGGTGTCGAGGATGTTGTATTCCACGGTGCGCGAGACGTCTTCGGCGAAGGTCACCTGGTTGCCCGGGCTTTCCCACTGCTTGACCTTGGCCAGCGCGGCGATGGCCAGGCTCGACGGCGCCAGGAACACGTTCTTCTTCGCCGCCTTGGAGTACACGGCTGGCATGTTGTGCACCACCAGGCAGCGATCGAAACCCAGATCCGCGCCGCCCAGCTCCTTGCTGTAAGTCACCTGGTCGGCGACCGAGGCGTCCTTGCCGTCGAGCACCACACGGGCCTTGATGCGCTTGCCGAAGGCAGCGAACTCACCGGCCACCGCCTTGGTGCCGGTAAAGCCCGGCGCGCCGATGATGGTCAGGTCTTCCGGGACACTGCCCAGGGCAGCCAGGCCGAGCTTGCGGCCGGTGGTGGCATCGACGCCGCCGATCACGTTGTTGACGGTGTCGGCCGGGGTCGCGCCCTCTTCGACGATCACCACATAGACCGGGACCTTGACCACTTTGAGGATCTGGTACACCGCCTGGAACAGAGTGCCCGACTCAGCGCCGGTCGGATCCAGCAGAGCCTGGGTGGTGAAGCTGTTGATGCGGAACGGCGCATTGCGCGGAATCAGCGGGTCGGCCTTCGGCGCGGTGCCGACCAGACCGATGACGTTGTCACCCAGGCCACCCATGGCCTCGGGGGATTCGGTGGCATTGACGGTAATGCCGTTGTGCTCGAAGTTCAGAACCTCAGCCATGGTTATTCAGCCTTCTTGGCAGCGGCTTTTTTGGCCGCGGTGGATGGGGTGGCCGCTTCGGCCGATTGGCGCGCCGCAAGGACGCTGGTCAGTTCCAGCCGGCCGGCGGCACGCAAGGCACTGGCCTCGACGTCGAGCAGGTCGAGCTGTTGGTCGACCTTCGACCAGTGGCCGCCACCGGTGGGGAATGGCACCAGGACGGTGTAGGTTTGGCGGTTAGCCATTTCAGTCTCTCCAGATACGAAAAAGCCCCAGGTGAGTGGGGCTGTTGGGTGTTGCTTTGCGGACAAGAAAACGCCCCGACGATGCGGGGCGTTTATTGGAGTTGTTCAGCCAACCAAAGCGGCGCGGGTGGACGATGTTCACTCAGCGGGAACTCACCAGCCTCCGGCCAGTTGCGGAGAGCTCGACGGTAGGTTTGAACCTCCGTGTATTGATCTGTTGAAAGAGTGGTTGCAATACCCTCTTCCAATTCATCGCGGTGACGTGCCACTACACCATCCGTTTCAGATAGTTGCTGATCACGCCAAACCCGCTCAATAGCAGACAACTCTTCATTACTTGGCGGTGGTGGATCAGCTAGCACCGGGTACCCGTCATCGTCCCAGGTAATAACCTTACCTTCAGACTGTCCCGTCAGCAGCTTAGCGTGCAGCTCAACAGAGATCTCAACTACGTCAGCCGGCATAGAGTCATACAGTGCTGGATTATAAAAACTGCGAGTAGATTTTGAAGCGAACATAGACTTCCCCTTAGTTCCCTACGGCAATGAAGAACCCGCCAAGGCCAGAAGTTGTAACGCCCGTTGTAGATGACGCAGCAGTGGCCCTGAGTGCGTTAGTACTCATTGGTAAAACGGAAAAGGTTGTAGACCCTCCGTTTCCTAAAATGGATGCACTGAAACAGGCATTCGGAAATGCTATAGGGAATGTTGCAGACCAGTTTCCAAGCGCTGTCCCTGATGAAACAGTACTCCCCCATTGAACAATCAGCCCTCCGAGCCAGGATGGAAAGGCGATGTAGCCATTGAGGGCAAGGCTGACTGCGAATCCGCGTCGTAGCTTTTTGGGAGTGACAACTGTTACATCATCCACTCCCGCATCTACCTGTGCTTGAGTCCCTATCTTTGCCAACCCGAGGTTTATCTCTGTCGCCTGTCGAGCCAGAGCTTCCAGCGCAGCGATATCAATGTTTCCCTGATTGACCGGGGCATTCCAGGCCTTGATGCACCACATGACAGCCAGGTTGCGCGGGCGGGTGCCAACTAGTGTCCCGCGCGCATATTGAGCTTCATCAGTCAGGTAGACCGCCGTCGAGAGATCGCCAACCGAAATGCCTGCGCCGGGATAAGTTGCAGAGCTGACGACATCACCACCAACCAACAGATGGCTAACGCCAGAACCGTCAGCGTTATGCTTCCATGCTGCGGCAGCAGACTGAATCCCAGCCCCAGAAGGAGTGACAACGTCGGTTCCCATCAGAGTGGCTTTCTGCCAACTACCTACGGCACGCCCTGCATCGACACCACGCCCATGATCCCAGCCACGCAGGAATTCGCCACGAGACTCCGGCAAACGAAAGTTGCCCCCCCCCTCATCACCCTTGTTGAACGCAGTACCAAGATAAGCCGCCAGATCCGGATAGGTCGCAATGCTCTGCACGCTGCCATCCAGCTCAAGATAGCCGGGGGGAACAATGCCTGTTGGAAAGGACAGAACAGCGCCTACCGGAACGGCAGACTTGAGCTGTTCGACTTCCTTGACCAGCGCCGCTACGTCGATGTTTCCCTGATTGACCGGTGCGTTCCAGGCCTTGATGCACCACATGACAGCCAGGTTGCGAGGCCGTGTTTCGTTAGCCGTGCGAGCCACATTGGCGGCATTAAAAACGACCCCATGATTACCTGTGGAGGTGCCGTTATTCGAGGATACAAGGCCATTGTTCTGAGCTGTGAATACACCAGTAGCCGTTTTGACGTCTATGTTTCCGTCAAAGCCGCCAGACATGTGTTGTAGCGCGTCGAGCTGATAACTGCCTTCCAGCCGGCCAGGGTCTACACCGCGCCCATGATCCCATCCACGCAAAAACTCCCCACGAGCCTCAGGCAACCGGAAGTTACCGGCGCCCTCATCCCCTTTGTTGAACCTGCCCGCCAGATAAGCACTCAAGTCGGGGTACGTGGCACTGCTCTTGACACTGTTATCCAGCTCAAGAAACCCCGGCGGCGGTGTGTCGACGGGGAACGCAACGATCGAGCCCACCGGCAATGCCGAAGCCTTGGCAATCAACGACTCGACTTCAGCCTTGGTGTACGTGTCCTTGATCCCGAATCCAGCCAGCGTCTCGGGGTTCGCCCCCGCCGTCGCCCGGCCATATTTGTCCACGGTCAAGCTCTTGTAAGTCCCAGGGGCAATCCCGGTGCGCCCCGCCAGCATCTCGAAGGTCAGCGCGGTGGTGCCGAGAGTGATCGGTCCATTAGTGGTCAGGTGCCACAGCGAATCGCCATTGGCCGTGCCCTCTTCCACCATCACCGTCAGGCCCGGTGTCACCTTGGCGCTGGTGTTGGCATCACTGGCCCGCACCCAGTCGCCATTGGCCACAACCCACAGGCCGTTATCCTTGGCCAGGGTCTGGTTCGCCAACAGCACACGGTCACCGGCAATCGCTGCCACACCGTCAATCTGTTGCGCGCCGTTGGGCACTACGTTACCCGTGGCAGCCACGCGCACCGATTGCTTGCCATCGAGTTTGCCGAGCTCTTCAGCCAGATAACTCATGACCCAGGCACGGGTCGCCTTGACCACCGTATCGTCGATCAGCAAGGTCACCAGCGAGGCATTGCTGGTCTCGAAAATCGAACGGATGTAGAACTCCTTGCCCGATCCCGAGGTTGCCAGCACCGGCTTGAACGACTCCGGATACTTGACGATGGCGTAGAGAATGCCAGTGTCGGTCCACAGCCCCGCTTCACGCACATACCAGCCACCGACATCCGGCGGAATGGTCACTTCGGCCAGCAGCCAGCTGGGGTTCTTCTCGTCCTGGAACAGCGCGTTCAGCGGCCCGCGCCAGACTTCGCGCTTGAGCGCCGTGGCGGTCGCTGCCGGGTTGTAGACCGCACCGCCGCCGTCGCCGACGGAAATCTGCGTCAGCTTGATCGGCAAGCCCGCTGCCTTGCAGGCGGTTTCGTAGGCAATCCCTGCGTTGGTGAGCAGGGTGTAATAGTCAGCCATTCAGGCCCCCTGAGGATAAATAGTGGATGTTTCGACGGCGTACAGGCCGGCGGCCATAAAGGCCTCGCCCGATGCCTCCAGCCCGTCGATGAAAACCGGATAGACCGTGGTCAGCTCGCCGCAAAAGGTGGCGGCGCCGATGACGTGGCTGCCGAAGGCGTTGAGGCCGACCGACACCGAGAGGATGTCCCGTTCACTTTTGGCATCGGCCAGGCGCCGATCGAGACGGGCATCGATTTCTGCGCTGTAGGGTTGTTCGGCAAAGGCCCGCATGGAAAAGCTGTACGGCGCGCCGGGCGGTGTCTGTTCGTACCAGGCACGGATTTCGGGGCGCAGCTGCAACCCCTTGGCGGCGTTTTCCAGCGCCTTGCGGGTGCCGGCCTGCCGCGCAGTGGGCCAGGCCAACTCTACCGTCAGGCGCTTTTCCGCTTCCGGTGCATCGCTGCTCCATTCACCAACCCCACGATCCGCCGCCAGATACGGTAGAAACGCGACAGGCGTTGCATTCGGGTCCATCAGCTCGGGAAACGGCGGCGCGATGCGATCGAGCAAGACACCGAAACCAAGGTCGAGAGCCCGTTCCAGCGTCGAACTGTTGGGCGGTAGCAGCGTCGGACGCTGCATTTGATCGGTCATATCGTCATCACCTCGACCTCGACCGCCGTGCAGTACGGCGCCTGAAACGCTGTGGTGACGATAGGCTCCAGCGGCTCGAGGATCTGTAATTGCACGGCGCCCGCGCTGTGCAGCGTGTAGTCGATCCAGCTCGGGTCGACCCGCCCTTCCAGGCGATGGCAACTGTCGGCGTAGGCCTGCAGTTGCTGTTGTGCGGCGACTTTGGTCAGGCCCGAGTCCGGCCCCGAATTGATCTTGGCTACGACGCGGATCTTGTAGCGCTGTATGTCCGCGCCCTGCACCGTGACCCGGTCGGTTTCGGGCCGCACATCCGGCCGGGCAAAATGTTGGCGGACGCCATCGAGCAATGCCGCGGACGGTGCGCCGTCGCCATCCCGGGAAAGCACGGTGATCTGCACGTCACCCGGCGCGGTACGGCGCGCGTTGCCATCCTTGACCTGTGCCGCGAGGCCGTCCGGGTTGAAGCGGTAGATCACCTTGACCACACCAGCGTCAGTCGACTCGACTGTCACCGTCGGCCGCTCGCCGAGGGTGAAGACTTCGCGGCGGTACTGCATGCGCGAACCGGCGGCCGGCGCATGGGGCGCCAGGTAATAGCGCAGACGAGCGTCTTGGTCGCTTTCATAGACCGCGGGGACCGGCGGAAAGGCCGCCGGATCGCCCGGGTCGAGCAACTGCCGCTCCAGGCCCATGTCCGCCAGGCGTGCATCGAGATTGCTGCCGGTGGCCCACCAGGCCAGCATCTGCTTGATGCGGGCGTTGTACTTGCGCTCATGGGTTTGCAGGCGCAGGCAGAAGGCTTCCAGCGCCAGGGTCAGCAGCTCGCTTTCGTTGGCCAGGCTGGCCTGGAGTTTCTGCGCATTGGCGGGGGAACGCTGGGCCACGTAATCGACGACGAAGGTCTTGAACTCGGCGAGCAGTGGCTCGAATTCTTCGACGGTGACAATGGCCGGCTCGGCCAACTGGTGTTCACCGGGTATCAGCATGCTCATGTCACGACCTCGAACGTCTGTTGGCGGTTTTTCCAGGTGCCGGCGAAGCGCAACAGCAACCCGGCGCCGCGCCGGCTGGCGACTATGACCTGCGGCTCGAAATCGCCGATGCCGTTCTGCTCGTTATAGAACGCCTGCGCCGCATGGCTCTGGGCGAGGATCAGCAAGTCATCGCCGAGGTTCTGGCCCAGCAGGTCGGGAATCAGCGAGCCGTACAACGGGCGCTTCTGCCGCGTGCCCAGCGGCGTGGTCAGGGCGCGGGTCGCGCGCTGCACGAACTGCAGCCAGTCATCGACCGCGGCGCCGGTGTTTCTATCGACTCCAATCATGGGAAGCCTCTTAATCAAGGGCTGATAACGCGGCCCTGGTGTTCCACCAAGGGGCCGCTGAAGTGGATGCCGGCGCTGTCGAGCAAGATGCCGACCGCGCCCAGCCGCAGCTCGATCGCCTCGGGCCTCATCGCCAGCCGGGCGGGACCGATGCTCAACTCGACCGCCTCGCGGGAGGCGGTCAGTGCGGTCGGGCCATTGCTCCAGCTCAAGACATGGCCGGCATCGTCATAACTGCTTTGGGTGCCATCGGCGTATTGGCGGCGGGTCAGCGCGGCCAGGGTCGACGCCGGTGGAAAGCGGTCGCAGTTGAGGCCGAACAGCGCCACCGACTGCGCGCCGCCGTCGCCGCCACCGTAGTTGAACAGCAGGCACTGCTCGCCCACGGAGGGAATGCGCGATTCGCTTTGCGCGCCGGCGCTGGGGTTGAAGAAGCGGATCGCCGGGGTCAGCAGCTCTCCGTGGCTGACCCGGCAGGTGTTGCTGGCCGCATCGACCGCCTGGCACACACCGATACGGCAATGGTTTTCCGCCCGCCGGTGCAAGTCATCGAGTTCGGTTTCCATTTCGGCCAGGCGCTCGATGATCGGGCCCAGCTGCATGCGCAGCAGCTCGTCAAACATGGCTCAGCCCTCCAGTGCTTGGTATTGGTCGGGGTCGTCGATGTTCGAGACTTCCCAGGTGCGGGCGAACTTCGGTATACCGGTCGGGTCGTCCAGCAAGGGCTGCCCTAGGTACAGCGTCTGGGTGAACGACAGCGTCCAGGCCGCGTGCTGCTGCTCACCGCGAATCAGGGTCGAGGGCAGGCCCTCGAGGTTCATCGGCAAGTCGCACTGCGCTGCCGGCAGGCCCCAGCGGTTATCCGTGGCCAGGTCCTTCAGCGCGCTGGCCAAATCACAGGCCTCGAACCCAGACCGCTCGGCCCCCACAGCCGCCACGGCTTGCAGCGAGACTGTCAGGACATGGGCGATACGCCCTTCCTGGCTGCGCATGCCCGGGGCATCGCGCTCGATCGCCATCAGCACCCAAGCCTGGTCGAGCAGACCATCGAAGTCCTGGTGACTGCCAACCTTGAGGCCAAGGCCCGCCCCTCGCAGGGTCTCGGCAATGGCGAAAAACAGCTGCGACGGCTTGTCGATGACTACAGGCAT